AGCGCCACGCATGTCTTCGTACTTCTTCTGCTTGGTGCCAGACATAAACCGTACTTTAACGCGAACGTCGTCCATACCAATGTCGGTTTGCGGATAGCCAGCGTCAGGCATGTTTTCTACCTTGACGCTCTTGGGCTTGTGATAAGCGTTGTTATCTGTAGGCATGTTACCCACCCCGCTGATTCTTGGCACGGGCCATATTACGCCCAAACTTCTTCATGTCCATAGAAGTCGGGCCACCAGCTTTCATGCCGTGCATCCGCTTCTCATGGCCCTTGACTTCGCCCTTGGCGACAGCCTTCATCGTCTTCTGATCCATCTTCATTTAAGTCTCCTTAAGATACTACTACGCTATTGACCGCACAGTTTGTGGCAAGCCCATTCGGGGTCAAGAGGGCGTCAAAAGCACTCGCACCACCAACCGGGTTCCACCCCCACTCAATAACTCGACTACCACCATCCCCACCACTTGTACCCGTTGGGGTGTAATAGCTGCTATCTGGACGAGGCTCCCGCACAGCTTGTGGGTCATTAACCGGGTACATACCCAATTGCAACTGCGGGTGGTCAGCTTCCCAACACTCCGGACATACCTTAATGTTGACGTTTTTGGTCTTGATGACCAAGGTCTTCAACTGCTTCAGTTTGTACTTAAAGCCACACCTATCGCACATGGCGATAGCGTGTTTACCAGATGAAAACCGACTGCCACTCATGGGTCACCTAGAACATCTGTCGGGGGACAAATCGAACAGGGGACTTATCGCGGTCTTCTTCTGCCGCCAATTGCCAATACTGGTCGTAATCGGCTTTAAGCATCTGCGTCCGCGCTTCGGCTCCGGGGATTTTCATGGATAGCATAAATGCTAAGCCAGCTACCATGCAAGGGAGGAACCGGAACGGGATGTCCTGCCCGTTAATACCATTGCCAGCTTCCTGCATTCGACGCAAACGCCAGTATACAAACGTGTACGGCGTGGAGTTATCAGGCTTGGGCCAGACATAGATTTTGGGATACTGGACTACAGACACCGAATTGGTAGCCCCCGATTTACGGTCAATCCAGACTTGGATAGGGCGCCCCGTAGCATTCTTATTGGGGATAGCCGAGTACACGCTGCCCGAAATACGGGTAATTGTGATGTCAGTCTGGTTGGTACCAGTTCCCGTACGGATAACGTGGTCTAGCAAATCCACCGTGTCAGCGGGTAGGTCATAGGTTCCGACGTTGTATATCAGCGGGAACTCTTCTTGTTGAACAGTCCACAGATTAATACCACGATTCGCCCAATCAAGCAGAAGAAGATTGAGAGAGCGACGAGCGGTACGGAGATCATAACCAGTACGCAGTTCAGCCCCGCAACGTTCAAACGCTTCTTCCACGATGGCATTAAGGTCAAGATTGAATCCTGTACTGTCTGTCGTGCGTAGGTTTGACGCGCCGCTGGGGCTGATGATAAGTGGCATGGCTAGTCCTAATTAGGAATTTACACTGCCCACGGTAGCGCGGGAATCACAATGGTTGGAGCTTCTGTTACGTCAAGCCATTCTTGCAGTTGACGGTCAAGGTCTGCAATTTTTGCAGGGGCGGTATTCTCATCAATCCATGACAACGCCAACTGTTCCGTAATCTGATCGTACGGTACAAACGCTTGGTTGTCTGGAGCAGGTAGGGTAGTAGTACAGTAAATACCTGAATTATACTTGCCTTCCGTAATAGTCCGCTGCCAAACGATGTCAAACACTACGTCCTGAAGATTTTCAGGAGTAGTTGGGTAGCAGATAAGCGAAATAATTTTTGTTGCAAAAGTTGCCATGATAGTTCCTTACAGGTTACCCATTGAAACCCAAGTACCGGGAGTACCCGTAACCGTGCATTGCCAACCCTTGGGCTGACCAACAGTTGCGGCAGAATTAAACGCTACGCTACCTTGGTTCCACGTTCCAGTAGAGGGGGAGGCCGAAGTAAAAATAATTGACTGGTCAGCCAAATACCCAATCGGCTTCCAAGTACCGGGAGTACCACTAAACGTACACTGCCAACCAATTGGCTGACCGGAGCCAGCACTTTGTTTAAAAATAATAGAGCCCTGAGTCCACGAACCAAGAGTAGGCGGAGCATCAGCAACCATTATTTCTTGGTTACTATAACCTGAGTAAGCGCCACCGCCGCCAAAAGTTGGCAGGCCAAGCCTTGTGCCTATGGATAGTTTGGCATCAGTAAGGCCGTTGCCCCCTCGCAATTGAAATACAGAATTATAGTTTGGGTCTTTAATAAATATTTCAAAGTTACCCCATGTGGCACCGGGCGCACCAGAAACGTCACTAGCCATAAGCGTCATAATGACACTCTGGCCCGGAGGGGCACTAATAATACTAGGGGGGTATTCTACTACAGACGGAACCCCAAGATAATTACCTTGTGGAAAACTAGAAACGCCCCCTACAAAATACGCGCTTGTCGGTCTTGTTTGTCCGGGTGCTTTAATAGTACGTACGCCACTAGATCCATTAAAAAATGATAGTTGCCCAGTTGGGTCGTAGATCGGCACTCCATATGCCGACCCGCCCAAACCACCCGCTTGACCGACAGTACCTACTAGATTTACAAGAGCTACACCATTAAGATTTAAAACATAACGCGCTCTTGGGCTTGGCGCGGTTCCGTAACCGCCATCAAGGTAACACCCAATAAAATTAATGTTAGAAGATATGCCAGCTCCGGAGTTTAAGCCTGTTCCACCCTCAAACTTAATAGTGTCGTATCTACGGTTAGTTACTGGAGCGCCTGTTACTGCGTAATCTGCGTTTTTACTTAAAACAAGATTAACAGTTCCACCGCCACTTACGATGGTAGCTTCCAAATCAGCGTAGGCAAGGTATCCATTCATAAGCCCCGCGCCAGATACTGTATCTTGCTGACCATTTACAAAATTAGTACCGCTAGCAACAGTAAGGTTGGGGCTACCCGCAGTCATGTTACCCGTAGTGTTTGCCGGAGTTGGGCTGGACGTTGCGGTATCTTCAAACAATAGGTCAGTAAAAGTAAGTCCGCCCACATTACCTTTAATACGAATAGACTCCCTACCCGTATTATTAATTTTTATAAAATTATATGAAGTTGAACCAGAAACATTTGTGTTATCGTAAAAAATGCCATTTATGGTTTGCCCTTCCATGTAAAAGTGTTCCCATGTGGACTTTTCAAAAAGAGCATAAGGCCTGCCAGTACTCCCAACACCGTGATAATAACCGTAAGTGCCGTTATTAAAATTAATATAACTAAAACGCAAACGCTCGGCTTGACCACCAATAAATACACATTCATTAGTAGGAAACCCAATAGTTACATCATACATTTCAAAATTAATAAGAGCTACGTTATCTACAACCGGGTTATAAGAAATGCCACGATTACCACCATATGTACCAAGGTGGCGAATGGCTATATCTGAAACACCAGTTGGTGCAATCTCAATAACATTAAAACCGGCAGTGCCGGTCAGCAAAGTCATAGGTTTAACGTCGCGTTTTTGCGCGCCCTGCCCTTGCAAGTAGACTCCGCTATTTAAATTAATAGTGGTTACTTTGTAATTTTTGGCACTGAAAAACACAGTGCCGCCACCAGCAGCGCGTACCGCAGTAATTGCTGCATTGATAGCAGCCGTGTCATCCGTTACGCCATCGCCCACTGCACCGAAGTCAGCGACGTTTACGCTATCGCGTCCTTTAGCCTGAAGCGTACGCGCAACAGCGCCAGTACCAGACTGGAGGAATCCAACGGTGGAGGAGCCAGAAGAAGCCGCGAGGTCCGATACAACTTCGGTAATCGCCGCCTGTACGTTGGTAGCCGCAAGTGCGCCCGTGGGCGCAAACCCGACGTTGGCAGCGCCAGTAGAACCCGCGAGGTCCGTTACAACTTCGCTAATTGCAGCCTGTACGTTGGTAGACGTAAGTGCGCCCGTTGGCGCAAACGACACGTTAGTGGCTGTGACCGCACCAGTAGAAGCCGGGTCAAACAGCAAGAAGTCCGTATAGACTTCAGCGGTGTAGTTGGTAGCCGCAACCGAATAGGAATAGCGCCCATTGGCGGCGTAGAAGGAGAACTCACCCTGCGAGTCCGTTGCAACCACGTTGGACGGAAGTAGCCCCGTACCATTGCCCGTATAGAGCGAAGCGGGTAGACCCGTGCCGAACACAGTAACCGTGACAATGGCGTTGGGTACAACGTCACCGTTGGTATTCGTAATTGCGTTCTGATACTTCTGCATGACTATTTCCCCATGTTCCTGAACGATCGGGTTTTCTGACTAATGCCCTTGGGCTGGGCTACAAACTGTTTGCCCGCAGCCTTACCCTTACGCTTGGCACGGGTGGTCGCCGCGTACTCTGCAGAACTCAACGCCTTAATGGCGGCTTCCGGCAGATAGCGTTCGCCCGTCTTGCTCGACGGTTTACCAGACTTGGTGCGCCATT